TCCTGGATTCCCCATTTCACGCAGAGCCTAAACGCCACTTTTAGGCGTCGGCTCTTTCTGATTTTTTTGCAAGGGCCTCGATTTCGCCCTGGTCGTACTGGTTGATTTCTAGGCACTGATCGTAAAGGGGCCCGACAACCGATCTGGGAAGGTCTCGCAGTACGTTAGGATCCGTTACTACCCGCTGCCCCGATTCGTCTCGAAGGCAGTAGGCAACCATAACCCGCCGATGTGCTGTCCAGTCATAGCCTTTTTTGGTCTGCAATTCGACTTCCATGTTAGCCGCATCCGATTCGGATAGCTCATGGATGAAGTATTGCTTACCCTTGACCGTGACCGGCTCGACGGCCAAATCACGCTTTGCAAGCGCAAGGAAATCGTCTTGGTTACTCATCGTCCTCTTCGTCCTTCGTTTGCGCGATTGCTTCGAGTGCTGCCTTGACGAATGTACGCGAAACCTGTTCGGGCGGCTGAACCTTGGCCGGATAGCCTTGGATCGCTTCGAGTTGCATTTCGAGCGAAGCGATTTCGTCAGCCGTCAAGGCATCATGTGGGAATTCAAATATCGCCTGAATCTGTGGCGTTTCGCCGAACTGCAAATAACCAACAAGCTTACCGCCGACGCGAATTTGGCATTGGTTCAAGTCCCGCTCGATCCCAGTAGCCAACGAAATACCACGCTGGCGATTTAATTGAAAAAACATGCTCGATTGCTCCTTAAGCAGGGGTGAAAGTGATATCGGTCGCGCCGTCGAATTGCAGTTTGTAGCTGCCCTTCATAACCTCACCCTTGGCAAGCTTTGGCGTCTTGACTTCCTTGACGAAAGCCGTTCCTTGGAGGCTTCCTGCCCCTGGAAAGGTGACTGTAACCGAAATTCCAGCGTAAGGCTCCGAGGTTGGGATCATCGCGGTAGTGATCGGAATAGCCGCCCCGAGCCAGTTAAACACAACGTCAACCTCTGGATTCTTCCGGAGGTCCGAAGGTCGAAGGGCCTCAAATCCGGCCGTGTCGAGGCTCGTAATGTCGAGTGTATCAACGCTGATCGTCATTTCGCCGATCGAAACAACCTGAGTGGTAACCAATCCGGTTCCCGAAATGGTCGCTCCGAGTCCGGTATCTGCAACGGTAAGTGCTGGCATTCTTAAGGCTCCTTGTAGTGAACAAGCATATCAAACGAAACTATGTACCTGTGCTCTTGATTGCCGTCTGTTGGCGGCTCCTGCATGTATTCATCACCGGAATCAAAATCGATCCCGCAAAAAGTGTGCGAACTGACAACGCCACGAAAGGCATCAATCCCAGTGTCCCTAATCGCTCGACTGATCGCACTTGCTGTCGTTCGCGTCAAGGCGTAGCATTCGATGGTGAATCGTGCGTGAGCGAGCTTGCTGAGGCCCTGCAAGTGATTCTCGCGTTCGGTCGATGTGACGTAGTAAAGGCAAGCCGGAAGCGTTGCGTTCTGAACCAAGGCATCAGGGTACATACGCTGCCCGATCAACGCAGATACCGCCGAATAGCTCAATAGCTTGGTTCTCAATGCTTCGCCGATCGCCGACATTTACAACTCCCCGCTCACAATGCCAATGGTCCGCAATGCCGCTTCGCTCGACCCGCTGACAACCTTGAGGAATCGCACCCCGGCCATCACTTCGGTATTTAGTGCGATGTACCGCGACGCCGCAACAGTTACCGCGTATTCGGTCGAGCCGTTGTACAAGGCGAAAAAGTTATCGCCATCGGTCGAGGCCTGGAACTTAAATTCGGTCCCGGTTAGCGTCGCTGGCGTCCTGAGTGCAAGCACCGTCCTGCCGCCCTCGATGGTAATCGCCGTCGATACGGTTCCGCTCGATGCAATCGTTACGGTCCCGGTCAATGAAAGGTTCTTAGCCAATTCGTAGCTCCTTTACTTCCTTTTGAAGTTGATTGACGAAAGCCGCTTCGGCCGCGCCCGAGGTCTGGCGGTAAGCCCGCATTGGTGCGCGTTGTTCTTTGGGGAATGTCGCGACGGTCGCTTTCGATCGGTTAATTCGAGTGTATTGCCGACCGGATCGGCCCGTATAAATAACAGGCGATCCAGGCTTGCCCCAATGGTTTCGCTCGTAGCTTTCGCCTTTTTTGTAGGGCATCACAAACTGTTGCTTATTGCCCTCTTTCCAGGTCGCTCCAATGACAACGCCGATACCGCCCTTGAATACCTTGTGGTTAAAATGCTGCCTCGAATCGTTTTGGAACGCCGCGTTATTCTTGAATTTCTTGGACCATTTAAGCCGCGATCCTGTAGCCCTCGATGATTGAGCATGGCCTTGGCAAGCCGCCGCAACGGGCTTTGCAAACGCTCCCAAGCATCGACCGAATGGAGCGTTGCGAAGCATCAACGGGATTTGCCCGATTTGCCTGATAAGATCCTCGTTGATCTCGATTGTGGTACTCATGGCAACACCGCCGAGCAAATAATGTCCATGTAGTTGCGTAGCCCGTCGACCATGTTTACCGCCGTGATTCCGTAGGTTTCGCCCTGGTAAACAATTCGCATTTGAACCGTGTATCCCGATCGGTATCGGACTCGAAAAACCGCCCTTGTGCCTGCCTCAAGTTGCCGACCCCTCATCGATTCGATTCCAGCCGTCGGCGTGAACTGGCAAGGCTCATCGACCACGTAAGCCGTCCACGAAACGATAGGCTGGCCGCTTGCGTCTTGCGTCTCTGTTTGTCGCTGGATTGTGCATCGATGCCGCAGGGCCCCGGTACGTTGGTTCTTTGGCCTCATGGGTAGCTACTCCGCATAAATCGCCGAACCAACATTTCATAAGGTCGCATCGTTTGCATCGCGTCGGCCATCAGCATGTCCCGATTCTCGAAGTAGTGAGCCGCAAGCATCAAGATTGCTGCCCTAGCCGCCTCTGGTACGCTCTGCCCGTCTTGCGAATGCCCCGCCTTGTAAGTTATCGCCCACGCATCCCAACGCGATACGGTAGCCGGTAGCGTCACTAGGTAAGCCAACCTGATTTCGTCAACGTGCAATTGGTACTGGTTGGCCGCTAGCGTCTGGAGCGTGTTAAGCCCATCGTAGTATTGAATCGAGGTTATCGAGTGAATCGGGCTTCGCGGTAGCTTCAATCCATCGGTCCAGAAAGGCAACCGGACTCGAAGCGTTTGAAAGCATGTCACGCTGTCGGTATCGTGCTCCCATTGCTCCCTAGCCGCCCCAATCAATGCGGTTAAATGCGTATCATGGCTTGTGTCGCTGCTTGCGATTTCGAGTTGCTTCTTGACCTCGCTGAGCGTCACCGGCTCGGCTGTTGGCTTCGTCACTACTTCGGGTTTCAATCGCACTTGCAACACCCCTTTGAATCAAAATTAACGCCACGCCATCGGAGAGACTTTCCAGCCTTGAACCAGCCGGAAAGCCTCTCCACATTGTCAATAGCTCGACGATCATTAGATCACCAAGCAAACATCGCCATCGGCAACACCTGCCGAGGTCGTTGGTGGCAATTTGCCGTAACCAAGGACAGCGACGCCCGCGATGAAACCGCCGCTAGAGCCATCGCCAAAGGTCGCGACAACCTTCAAGAACGGCTCCCTGCCTCGCATGTCGACCATGAAAGCACAGGTCTGTCCGTCGTCGGTCGCGCTTGGCAAGGCAAGCGTAGCTCCGTTGTAGCCCGTTCCAGCCGCAAACGTCGCTCCGGTAATGTCGGCATAGACGCCGCCACTGGTGGAGCTTTGCTGGAGCTTCAGTGCCGTCATTGCGATGTCCGTTGCTCCGAGTTGGAGCACGATCAGAGCGAAGTCAAAACCTCGGCAGTCGATAACGTCAGCCGTCACTGTCGCGTTGTCGGCGATTGCCGCTGGCTTGATTGCCGGAACACATTTCACGTAATGCAAAGGATTCACAAGTCACCTACTTTCTTTTGTTGGGTTGGATTAGGAGGCCGAAACCAGTTGAAGGATCGGGCCCGGGTTGCTTGCATCGCCGCGCTCGTGGACGTTGTAATCCCATCGCATCGTGGAGCGGAAACCGATTTCGTCGGTCTCGAAGTACCGCGAAACGTCACCGACTAGCTCGAAGTTGCGACGCAAGCCGAGAGTGGAGGCCATTCGCAGATCCCCGAAGTAGCCGAACTTGGTCGATGCCCCGATGGTCTTTGGCAAGACCTCAGAGAATACCACTGGATAGCCGAGGAACTGAGTTACCGGCCCTTGCCCGAGGTCTTCCTTGTTGTTGCCACCGAGAGCCAACTGAAGGCGACCCATGACGTTCGACCAAACAGGCTTGGAGACAAACCAGACCGGATTGATTCCAGGAAAGGCCGGGAGTTTGCCAAGAGCTTCTTGGAACATTGCAATCGTGATCGTTGCCGCCGTGTTTTGTCCCGCTGCTGCCGTAACAACCGATCCGGCTGCGAGTGCATTGGCAAGACCAACAACGCCATGATAGGCCCCAGTGCCATCGCCAAGGAAACCAGCTTCGTCGGCTGCCAAAGCGTGAGCCAAAGCCGCTTCGGTTGCGATTTCTTCGGCCATCGAAATCGTTGAATCTTCGCTCAATTCGCTGGAGACTTTGGTAAGCGTTCCCCACTTTCGAGCGACGAGGTTCAGCGGCCCGTAGGTCGCTTGGGATTGGGTAAACTCCTTGGTTTCGCCAACAGGATAAGCAACCATCCCGGTCAAGCGTCGCGAAGTGGTCAGCGTGTCCGAAACCATGTTGCGAACAAAGGCGTAACGTGGAATCACACCGTACTGAACAACCAGACGAATGACGCCCGCGACAAACTCAGGGGGAACCAAAACACCGGCCCCGGTTGGGTCGTTGGTCTGGAGCGTGTTTTGTACGCCGTGATCCTTGCACCATTGCCGAGCCGATTCGCTGCCGAAATGGGCTTGGAAGAACTTGCCGACGCGGAACGCTTCGGCTTCGCCATCCGGCCCAGTGAACACCGCCAGGGGCTTGGTTGCCCGAGCCGTTGCCGGGACTCGGAAAGTCGAGCCGGTCAAGGGTTGGCTGTCAACGTGCTGGCGTACCGTATTGGAGACGGCTTGCTCGATTTTCATCGCCCGTTCGCGTTGCTTGGCAAGATTCTCGATCTGGCCCGGCTTGCCTTCGGTCCCGAGAATAGTATCGATCTCGGCTTGCTCATCTTCGAGCAATTCGCGAGTCTCTTGGGTTGCGATTGCTTGAATCGCTTGAACCTTGGCTTGCAAGGCTTGGATTTCGTCTGCGAGTACTTTCGCGCTCTTCATTTTCGACTGCCCTTTGTGGGTTGTGTGGCAGTCGTTAAACCAAGATAGCGGCATGACTGCCACGGGAAACAAACTGTTTTTACCGTGAGTCACTGCCGCTAATAAGTTGCAGAGTTGTTGGCACTTCTGGCCGACGCAATAAATCTAGGCTACTGGCCCGGGCTTGTCAAGTGTTTTGAGAACTGGGCCATCTTCTGGCGTGCTAGCATCGTTGCTGCAGAGTCGAAAGCGTTCTTCGGCTTCTTGTACTTCTTGCCATTCTCGACGCGCCCAGTGGCAAGGCCAGAGGCTATAGCGTCGTCCACGTTGTACCAAGTCTCTGCCGCCATAAGCGACTCGATTTCCGAAGGATCCTTACCGATGAATTGCCGGTAAATATCAACCAGCGACGCGTCGTAGCTTTTCAATGCCGAAATCACCTTGCCCAATTCGTCTTGGTTGCCCATAGCGAAGGCCATCGCTCGATGGATCATAATCCGCGATCCATCGGCCATGAGGCGATTCTTGCCAGCCAAGAAAATCACGCTAGCCGCCGACGCCGCTAGGCTATCGTTGATGGTTGTGACTTCCCCGCCGTGTGATCGAAGTGCGTTGTAGATCCCGATCCCCTCATCAGCCGCGCCGCCTGGACTGTTGATTCGGATTGTCACTGGACTGGATCCGAAAGAACGCAAGGCATCAACGACGCCCTTTTGCGTGATCGGAAATTCATCCCATCCATCGCCAACGATACCGCTCAAAAGGATTTCGTTGGTTTCTGCTTTGATCTCGATCATTATTTCGCGCCTTTCAGTTCAAATAGCCTGTTTTCCCACGTTTTAACCTCGTTTTCGACGGCTTTCTGTAGCGATTCGCCACCGTATTGAGCCGCCAAAGCCGCTAGGATCTGCGTCGATTTCTCGCAATGGAGCCTTGCTAGGTCACGGTCGAGCCCGATAGCTTCGATCTTGTCGGCAAGCTTGTTTTCCCATTGCGGGTACTTTTTGCCGATCCAAGCGACAAACTGGGCCTTTTTCGATGCGTTGATTGCGTTATTGCCTTCGGTCTTGATAAGACCCCGCAACATTTGCTCGACGGCTCGATCGTTTCGGGCTTGCTCTTGGCTGTCCTCCTGCGAGTCCTCTTGGTCATCCTCTGGCGTGTCCTCTGCCTCGTCTGGCGATTGCTCCCCGGTCGCTGTGCTGATCGCCGGGTTGATGAACTCATCGCCGCCGACGTAGGGGTTTAGGTCGAGTTTGGCTCTGCATTCGTTCGGGTTCATTATCCGAGACGCAATCGCCTTGGAGAATGATTCCATCGTCGTTGCTAGGTCAGTCCGATACAACGCTGCCGGGTTGCACTTGAAATAGACCTCCCGCGAATTCTTTTCGCGTCGCGTACGGAGCTTCATATCGCACTGCTCCTCGAACTTGACTAGCCAGTGATCCAAGCATTGAAGGTAAGCTAGCTGGCTTTGTTCCCTGGTGCTGTAGCTACTCGATTCGCCGTCCCCGGGCATCGCTTCAAGGCCAAAGAGCATACCAACTTCCTGCCGGGTTAGCTTTTGCAAGGCTGCGAATTGAGCGTCATTGTTATTCATCGAGACTGCGTTGGCCTTGATGCCTTCGCGTAGCAATCCAGCCTTGGCCGCGTTGTCGCTGCCCGCTTCGGTCTTGTTGAATTCGTCGATAAACTCCTTGGCGTCCTCGGGCTTGCGTAACGCACCCGTTGGGGCCTCAAGGAATAGCTTGCCTCGAAAGCCCCGCCTGAGTTGGTTTAGCTTGAAGTTCACTTCTTCGCTGCCCGTCGCGAAGGTCTTGTTGGCAACATCGAGTAGCCCGATACCCTCGACGCCATCGAAGGAAAAGCCTGGAACGTGCAAAACATCCTCATCGTGAAAAACTAGGTAGCCGTTGGCGTCGGTATCGTAAGCATCGAAAAGATTCTTTTTGCTCTGATCTTCCGGCTTGGTGATATGGTACTTTTCGCCCTCGTGAATGATCGTCCAGGTCGCATCGGGCATCATGGGAATCAGTTCGGTAATCGTCCGAGCGTTGCGAATGATAGCCGCTCTGCCGTTTCCCTTGAGAAGAGCATGACTCAAGAATTGCTCCTTGAAAGTCGATGGGGCTTGAATCTTGTTCGGTTGCTCTCTGAGTAGCTGATACCCAACGTGCAAAGTATCGTTGATCGAACCCTGTCCGACCACCCGCTTAACGT